GACAAAATGAAAGTCCCCTTTAGACTTAACCCTCCCCAAGTTGATTTTATTGAAAAAAGCACTGACCGTAATGTAATCCTAAAAGCTAGAAAGATGGGCTTCAGCTCTCTACTACTAGCTATCGCCTGTTTGAAGTTCCTGCATGGCAAGAATGAGCGTTGTGTGAGTATGAGTTTTGATGTAAATGCCTCTACTAAGCAACTAGAGCGAGCTAAACAGTTCATTGACTCCTATATGCAAATAAACCGCCTGGACTACAAGTTCAAATACAACACCAAAACTGAAATGGTCTTCCAAAACGTTGATGAGAATGGCGAGAAGTACACCAATACCCTAAGAATCGGTACTGCCCAGACTGCTGGATTCGGTAGAGGTGACGATATATCCTTTCTGCACCTTACTGAGGTGTCTCTAGCTGACAATTTAGAAGAATTACTAGCAGGTGTTGGTGAGGCTGTGATAAATGACGCCATGATTACCTTAGAAACCACCGCCAATGGCTACAACCCCTTCAAAACCTTCTGGGACGAGGCTAGTTCTGGGGCTAGAGGCTATTCAGCCTTCTTTTATGAGCCTAAATGGGAGTATTCAGAGGAGTTTTTAGCTAGAAAGCGTAAAGAACTAGGTAGATTATACGACCAAGAGTACCCTGAGAGCCCCGAAATAGCCTTTATTGCCTCTGGACTCCACTTTTTTGACACTGAGGCTATGCGTTGGTACTTAGATAATCATAAACAACCCATTAAGGACCCCTATGTTTAGGAGATACCGTGCTTATGAACCCGATGAGTTCTATTTAGTATTCGCTGATACGGCTGCTGGTGGGGGTGACTTCTGTGCTACCCAGTTTATGTGCCAAAAGAACCTAGACATACCAGTTGTTTATCATAAAAAGACCACCGCTACTGAAATGACCCCAATACTCCACCAAGAACTAGAACGTATCTATGATATTACTGGTGTTCAACCTGTAGTGGCTTATGAGCGTAACAATGGTGGTACATTTGAGCTAGATAGATTGGCTGCTCTTAACAAACGAGGCAAATACCGCATGTATCGCACTAAAGACAAGGCTGGCACATTCAAAGGGCAACGAGATACCCCACGTCTAGGTTGGGACACTAACTCCGCTACCCGCCCCGCTATGCTTGCTGACCTTAAACAAGCCATTGACAACAAACTAATTACTATCTATGACCGCCCCACTATAAATGAGATGTTTAGCTTTGTGGAAGTTCAGACTACTACTAGTTGGCGAGCGGCTGCCGAAAAAGGTGCTCACGATGACCTTATTATGTCACTAGCTGGAGTATGGCAAATGTATCAAACTGAGAAACCCATACAACTCCACCGCAACAGAGTAAAAAGAGTACGAAAATATAATCAGTTTACAGGACGAGTAGAAGCATGATATTATCAATCCAAACACAAGCGAGATACATGAAAGATGAGTAAACCCCCATTCCAAACTGATGATTACGGACGAGCTGCGTATCTTGCTCTCAAGAACTTTCCGTTTCTAGGAGTGGTTGGTAAAAAAGAAGTTTACCGCAAATTATTCATCTTTGAAGACAGCCCTGAACTTAGGCAGGAATCCGACAACTGGGAACACAACCTCACAGAAGAAGCTAGTAACTACAAGAAATACTTTATTAAGATTTCATTTATTAAAAAAGCTCTAAGAGAGGAAACCCTAGATGTCTAAACCTACTATTGGTCTGTGTATAATATCGCCCGACAAACCAACCGCTAAACGTGTCATAGACCGCTACAGCCAATATTTCGATGAGGTTTACCTAGAACTTACTCCTAACATCAAGAACTTTGCTAACGCCCGCAATAAAGGACTCAAGAAAGTCAAGACTCAATACTGGTGCTGGATTGACAGCGACGACGACATCAAGAACCCAGAGTCTATACCAAGACTAATAGAGATATTAGAGAAAGAAAACCTAGACGCTGTATACCTACCTTATGAGTATATGAAGAACGAGAACGGTGATGTGGTGGCTTACCAATGGCGAGAACGAATTATGCGAACTTCTCACCCATTCAAGTGGGTTGGAGCAATACACGAAACAGTTACTAGCAAACAACAGCCCCAAGCAACTAAAAGCGAGCTAGTGACTATCTCACACAACCACACCGAAGATGACTCTAAGCGTTCCATCGAGCGTAACGCCAAGATATTAGAAGCTGAGTACAATAAAGCTAAAAAGGCTAAAAAGGAAGTAGACCCAAGGATTCTTTACTACCTAGGCAGAACTCGCTTCGACCAGCAAAACTATGGAGAGTCTATCAAGATACTTCGGGAGTATATAGCTAGTAGTGGCTGGGACGAGGAAAAGTATTTTGCTCATATAAAGATTGCTGACTCTTTGAGTGAACTAGAGGAGTATGACGCCGCAAAAGAGTGGGCGTTACAAGCTATGGAGATACAACCAGACTACCCAGACGCTTATTTGTCTATGGCTAAGGTTTGCTTTATGAGTGACGAACACGATAAGTGCTTAGAGTGGATAGGCACCGCTAAAAAGAAAAAAGCCCCCCAGACCCTATCTGTCACCGACCCTACCTTATACACCTACAGACCGTTGGTGTTGGCGGCGATGTGCCATTTCCTTAAAGGACGTATAGAAAAAGCCTATGAGCTTATAGAGATAGTCCATCAAGAGAACCCTACTTTCAAAGGATTAGAGGGTACCTACCGACCCATTAAGGACTCTTACTTTGAATTGCAGGTTATCCGCCAAGCTATAACTCTCGGTGAAGTAGTGCAAGCTAAAGGCGACCTCAAAGGCTACATCAAATCCCTACCAGCTTTTATTAGAAATGACCTACGGCTGAAAGACTTACGGAAAATAGCCTATCCAGCAAGACAATGGGAAGATAACGAAATAGCTATATTCTGCGGTGAAACCTATAACCCTTGGGGACCCGACACCTTACATGAGGGTATGGGCGGAAGTGAAGAAGCCATTACCTACCTTGCTCCCGAACTAGCTAAGCTTGGCTACAAAGTGACTGTTTATAACCAGAGGGAAGATGAGCTAGAGCAAGACGGTGTTACTTGGAAGCCCTGGGAACTATTTAACCCAGACGACAAATTCAACGTTTTCATTGGTTGGCGACAACCAGCAACTCCTTACCAGTTAGGCATTAAGGCTAAATTTATAGGCATGGACATGCACGACTACCTAGTGGGGCATCAACTTGTAACCGACAGAGCTGCTGAATGTATTGATAGGTTTTTCTTCAAGAGCCAATATCAGCGTGAAGCCGCCAAAAACCTGCCAGATAGTAAAGCAGCTATTATTCCTAACGGCATAGTAAAAAAACAATTTGAGGGCGACATAGATAAACAACCTTTTAGTGTTGGGTACTTTAGCTCCTACGATAGAGGGCTACCAGTCTTACTAGACATGTGGCCTACGATACGAGAGGCTTGCCCTGATGCCACCCTAGACATAGCCTATGGCTGGGATAGTTTCGATGGTATGCACAAAGGCAACCCCGAACAACAACGCTGGAAGTGGTCAGTTATTAGAAAACTCAATGAGCTAAAAGATATGGGAGTGCGAGAACATGGCAGACTAAGCCACGAAGAACTAGCTCGTCTAATGAAATCAATTAAAGTCTGGGCTTACCCCACCTCATTCAACGAGATTTCGTGCATCACAGCCATGAAAGCTATGTACTCAGGAATGATTCCAGTAACAACATACAATTATGCCTTGGTTGAAACTCTTGATAAGTTTGGTAAACAGTGGGGGGTTCCATCAATAAACATACATGAGGACAAGAAGACTCAAGAACAATTTGTTAAACGAGTGATTGACGCACTAAAAAACGAAGACTATAATACAGACGAGCAGATAAAATACGCCGAGCAGTTTGCTTGGGAGAAAGTAGCAAAACAGTGGGCAACAGAGTTCGAGAAATAAAACTCACTCAGGGGAAAACAGCTTTAGTAGATAAAGATGATTTCAAGCGACTTTCTCAATATAAATGGCACTACAATAGTCGAGGGTACGCTACACGGCAAGAGTACCTTGGGAAAGTAAATGGTAAGTATAAACAGAAAACTATTTGTATGCACCGAGAGGTCAACAACACCCCTGTTGGAAAAGACACCGACCATATCAATGGCAACAAGCTAGACAATCGTAGAGAGAATCTTCGGACCTGTAGTCGCTCACAAAATGTAATGAATGGCTTGCGAACTGGTAAATACACGGGCGTATCGTTCTTCCATAATAAGGCCAGAAACTGGAAAAGATATTCAGCACGGATTACCGTTGGGCAGAAGACTACATTTATTGGTTATTATAGAACCGCCGAAGAAGCAGCTTTGGCTTACAACGATGTGGCTACAAAGTATCATGGCGAGTTTGCTCGTCTTAATAAGGTGGGGGGATAAAATGAGATTAGCGGCTCTAGCAGTAGCGTATAAAGAAGAACGCTTTATACCAAAGTACATACAATCTTTGCAAGATAGGGTAGACGAGATTCTAGTATTAAACAGCATCAAGCCGTGGCACGGTGAACGAGCCAAAGATGACAAAACAGCCAAAATAGCTGAGAGTCTAGGAGTTTCAGTTATACAGTACAGTTGGGACACCGAAGAAGAACAGCGTAACTGGGGGTTAGATTTTCTACAAGACTATGACTGGGTGCTAGTGCTCGACCCTGATGAATATTTAACCGAAGACCAATGGTTAGCTCTGTATGACTGGTTAGATAAAGGTGGGGACCCAGTAGACGCCTACGTTTGTGCACAACAAAACACTTACTGGAAGAAAGGGTTCATTATCGACCCCCAAGAAGATTACAAACAGATAATAGCTGTCAAGCCTCATGTTAGGTTTATAGACAAAAGAGTAGTTAATTGTGCATGGGCTCATGCCCCAGTAACACTAGAACATTTTTCATGGGCTCGGACAGATGAAGAAGTCTGGGATAAAATAACTCACTACGGACACGCTAATGAATTTGATACCGAAAAGTGGTTTAATGAGGTGTGGAAGACAGATAGAACAGAAGACCTGCACCCCTTAACACCATCAGCATTAAAAAAAGCAATCAGGGTTCAACTCCCTGAAGAATTGGAGAAACTACAACTATGGCCCAATCAAAACAAGAGCTAGAGGACTGGTATTCTAAAACAGACCCGTGGGGTTACAACGACAACTCAGACGATAAAGTTAGAAAACAAGTTATTCTTGACGCAATTAGCCCATACGCACCATTCAAACGGGCATTAGATATAGGTGCTGGTGAGGGATTTATCACAAAAGATTTGCCAGCTAAAGAAATTGAAGCTATTGAAGTGTCCGATTCAGCCTCAGAGCGTCTACCGAGCCATGTAAAGCGAGTTAAGAAACCTACTGATAAATATGACTTAATCATACTGACAGGCGTGTTATACGACCAATACGAGGGTCAGAAGATGCTAGATTGGGCAAAAGAACATTGTGATGGGATAATCCTAACTTGTAACATTAAAGACTGGGAAGTGAACCCCCTACCAAACGACAATTTAGTACATAGATACGAATTTCCGTACAGAACATATACTCAAAGTTTGAAGGTATACAAGTGGTCTGGGTCTTCCACAGAGTAGGCGACGAGGGCGAATATACCGACCCAATAGATAAAATCCTCGAATGTGAGGGTGAAATAACTTTTGATGGTGTGTACACCTCTGTCTTTGACCACCGCCATCTGTTAGCTAAAAGAATGCCAATCCTGTTTGTAACAGGTAATCAGATAGGCAGAGATGGATTTTGCAACCGAGAGCAACTTTTAGAACTGACACGTTTAGGTTTTGTTCTCGGTTGGCATGGCTGGAGCCACGATAAACTAACTGAACTTAGCGAAGACCGCATCTTAGCCGAACTCCATAAGCCAGATTGGGTAAGCAACATCTACGCCTACCCGCATGGTGACTTTAACGACACCGCAAAAAAGTGGCTAAAGAAACTGGGTTACACAAAAGCTTACTCAACCACACAAGGAGATGATGATGTCTATAGCCTCAGACGTAGCTATTTGCAAAGTTAATGGCTTTGCAAGAGTAAAAAACGTCTTTACCAAGCAAGAAGTCAGCGACATGCGAGCTAAAGCCATTCTGTCTATGAGAGGTAGCCCAGAAGTGGAGATACTAAAGGGTTATCCAACAATTCTGTACCACCCCTCAGAACTTAATGAGGTAGTTAATGACCCCCGTCTACAAGAGATAGTTAAGGAATACTACGGTGATGTACCGTTTCACCTAGAAACCCAGCAGTTTTACTTCCACCTACCAGGCGACCCAGACGAGTTCGCTTGGCATACAGACGAAAGGTTCAGACCAGGCGTGGGTAATCTTTACTTACAGACCGCCATTCTTATAGACGACTGGGCAGAGGATAATAGTGCGGTGGAGTTCATTAAGGGTTCACATAAGAAACCGTTCACTAATAGTGGCGACCTACGAAAGTTCGAGAGGAACGGCTTGAAGGGGACTAAGTTATTTGGTGAAGCTGGCGATGTTTTTACATGGAGTAATACTGTAGTTCATGGTTCTGAAAGCAACCAAGGTAAAAATAGCCGAATGTATTTTATGCACGGCTTCAGAGGAGCGGAACTCAGTGAGTGCTAGTATCACGATAAATATAGTCAGTTACAGATATGGGCATTTGGTTGCTCATTGTCTTGAGAGCGTGTTAGGGCAAACAGTTAAGCCAGATGTTATACGAGTTTACGATGATGGAGTGGGCGATTGTCGCCACATCAAACAACTTTACCCAGAAGTAGAGTTTATTGAACGTAAAGGTAACTTAGGTATCATAGCCAACTTCAACCAAGCCTTAAATAGAACCGACACCGAAAGAGTTATGTTTTTAGGTGCCGATAATTGGCTGGCACTCGACGCCATAGAAAAATTAAAAGATGTTGAGGGCGATATAGTTAGTTACGATGGTTGGATATGGGGTAATGGGCATAATGAACTCTGGCACCTACCCAATCAACCACATGGTTCAGCACTTTATAATGTTAAAAAAGCTAAAGAAGTTGGTGGTTACTCAGCTAGTGGCAACGTCCACACAGAAGAAGATTCAGTAATGTTTAATAAGATGCGTGAGGCAGGGGCTACATTTACCCACGTTTCAGAACCTCTTTTCTTTTATCGTAGGCACAGGAGTAACTTTAACCAATGATAACTTACGCAACCAAATGCTGGAGTGGCGATTACGATAAGGTTTGGTCTTATCACCCTAACGCTGATTTAGTAGTGGGTAATAATATGTCCCCTGATGAAATAAAGAAAGCTAGAAAAATATACAGAGATAGGTTTGTTTATGCTGGCGAGGGGCATGCTTATACTCTTGGAGAAAGATTTGCGGTAGACAATATCCACACGGGTTACATCTTGTGGTATGCGGGTGATGTCACACCACCAAAAGAAGATTGGACAAAAGTAGCCATTAAGTTACTAGACAAATACCCGATAGTTTCACCTTTTATGCAAGAGAACTGGGAGAACGTAGTCGGGACAGCTATAAGAGAAGAATATGGGGGTTTTGAACTAACTGATTTTGGTTATGAAGACCATTTCTTTTCTGACCACGCCTACTTTGCCAAAGTGAGTACAATGAAAAATATTGATTACGAACTAGACCACCCCATAAAAGCTAGATACCCTAGTCATGGAGAGAATAGTTTTGAGAGGCGTGTAGCACAATGGTTGAGTGTGACGGGCAATAAGAGAGCAGTATTAAAAGATTATAGATATAGGCACACCCCAAATAATGAAAAGTAGCATGATAATCCCTAACTTATGGGCTAACGAAGAACTTTTGGATATGACTATTGGTTGTATCAAGGGGGCGTATCAAGTTGTAGACGAGATGTTAATAATCAACGACAACCAATCCTACGCTAAGAATGTTAATAAGGGGCTAAGAGCTTGCACAGGAGATTACATAATCATCTGCAACAATGACATCAGCTTTGTTCAACCCGACTGGTTAGACCACTTACTAAAACCCCTACAAGAGGGTTACGACATATCCAGTATTCGCACTACCGATGGAGATGGCTGGGAAACAGAGGACAAGATAACCGAGGGCGATAAGTTCGGTAGTATTTGGTGCATGAAGCGTGAGGTATACGAAAAAGTGGGGCTATTAGACGAATCCTTTGGGAACTATTTTGAAGACTTGGACTACCACAAGAGAGCTGAAAATGAGGATTTTAAGGTTGCTAAGAATCACGCAGGATTAGTTGAGCACCAAGGCAAAGCCACATCAAAGACCATCGACCCCGAAGATAAGGCGTATAATAAAGCTATGGAAATATATAGACGGAAGTGGGGAAAAGTAGAATGAATATTAGCTTTTTAGTAAATCCAGTAGTAGATGGTTGGAAGCCTACAGACACACGGCTCGGTGGCACCGAAGAATCAGTGGTACGCTGGGCAGAAGAACTATTTGACCGTGGTCACTCAGTTAGAATATACCAAAACGGTTTTGTAGGTAGTTATAACCAAGTCACCTACTACCCACGAGAAGAGTATTTGAACCGTGCTTATAATGGCTGGGCAGACGTTTGTATAAACATAAAGTCGCCAGAGGTTAGCCCTAAAGAACTTACTTTCTACCTGACTAACGAAACTGATGCTACAAGACTAGACTTATCAGCTTATAAAGCAGTTATATGGCCCAGTAAATGGGCGAACGACAATATTCCAGTAAACAACAAAACAGTTATCCTGCCCCACGGCTATGACAGCGAGAAAATCAAGCCAAGTAAAAAGATTAGCAAACAAGTGTTATACGCCAGTTCACCAGACAGAGGCTTAGACTTGCTACTAGCTTGCTGGCCTAGTGTCTACGAAGCACACCCTGACGCTAATTTAATAGTTACTTATGGGGCACCAGCTCAGGATATACCAGGAGTTACATTCTTAGGCGAAGTGGACGAGGGTATGATGAATGAACTATATGCTACAAGCGACGTATGGGCACACCCATGCTCTGGGGGAGAGTTATACGGCATAACGGGCATAAAAGCCCAAGCAAGCGGTTGTGTGCCTGTTTATATACCAACCATGGCACTAGCCGAGACAGTTAGGCACGGCGTGGCTTGTGATGAGTTTAATTTTAGGGATAGACTTATACAGACTTTGGGCAACGAAAAGCTGAAAGCTAACATACGAGAGCAATTAAGTAAAGAAGATTTTGTTGACTGGAAGAAAAGTACGACTATACTAGAGAATATAATAGGAGCTAATAATGGCTGATAAAACAGAAATAGTAGTAGAAAAAAAAGAAAAACCAGTAGAAGTACCGCACGACGCCCCTACATCATCAGAGCCAGATTTATCTTCTTTTCAGAGTATGTTAGGGCTCTCAGAGCCGAACACCCAAGAAAAAGACCAATTAAAAACAATATATGAGTGGGTTTACAGTAAGACTGAAGCAAAGACTATGCCCTCACTGATGATGGCTCTAAGGGGCTTTGAGAATAGATTATCCGCCCCCAAACTAGGTGAAACTAGATTAGGCAAGTTATATCACTATGTAAAAGCACAAAAGACAGTAGAGGAGGCTGAAAAGTGGCGGAACAGTCTACTATCTTAAATGCTACTATTTTGGTAGAATTTGAAACAGATGGTCATGTAGTCAAATTGCCACTCCATACATTATTCAAAGAACTTGACCTCAAAGTAACAGAACAAAAACTAACAAAAACTGTACAAGAAATGGTAGAACAAAATGGCTGAATTAAGTGGCAACAACGCCAATCAAAGAGGACAAGACGAACACTATAAGAAAACAAAAAAAGTAACAGTCTATTTTTACGATACTTCCAACGACGTACCGATAAGAGTGTCTAGCACCAACCCCTTGCCTATATCAGGGACTTTAAGCGGTGGTGGCGATGGGGCTATATTAGATGGAGCTGACTCTGCAATAAAAGCCACCGTTAAAGACCTGACTAATTCAAACCCTTTGACTACTGCACTTGTAGATGCAAATGGCGACCAAATAACCTCTTTCGGTGGGGGTACTCAGTATACAGAAGGCGATACAGACGCTTCTTTCACTGGAACAATCTCATTAGTAGAGGGGGCGGCCAACGCAGCAGTAACCTTGAAGCAACCTACTCAACCGACAGATACTCAACCAATCTCGGCTAATGCATTACCCCTACCAACAGGTGCGGCGACAGCAGCAAACCAGCAAACCGACGCACTTACAGATACAGAACTCCGAGCCACACCAGTACCAGTATCAGGTACGTTTTACCAAGCAACTCAACCTGTCAGTGGAACGGTAACAGCTAACGCAGGCACAAATCTAAATACCTCTGCTCTAGCTACAGAAGCAGGCAACCTAGCTACGATTAAAACCAATACCGATAAAATACCCTCACAAGGGCAAGCTCTGGCAGCAGCCTCAACCCCTGTAGTACTCCCAGCAGCCCAAATAACAACCCTAACTCCACCAGCAGCAATAACTGGATTTGCTACTAGTGCCAACCAAGCAACAATTATCGGTCACGTTGATGGGATAGAAGCTGCTGTAGACGGTATTGAAACCCTCGTAGGGACAACTAACACCACGCTCACAACAATAGATGGCAGGGTAGACGGACTAGAAACCTTAGTAACTTCTACGAACACAAAGCTCGATACAGCTAATACTAGCTTAGGAACATTAGATAACGCTATCTCAGGCAACGAAATGCAGGTAGACGTAGTTGCTTCCTTACCTGCTGGAACAAACAACATAGGTGACGTTGATGTTCTCTCACTCCCAGCACTCCCAGCAGGAACAAACGCTATCGGTAAACTATCAGCCAACTCTGGCGTAGATATTGGAGATGTGGACGTAACTAGCTCTGTATCGTCAACTCTCGACCACGGCTCAAACCTCGATATTGATACTACCGCAGAGCAGATAACTACTACATCATTTGCAGCTAAGTTTGGGGTAACGGTCAAATCAGCAGTAGACAACACAGGCACGGTCTACATAGGCAATTCAGACGTCACTGCTGGGACCACCGCAGCCACAGATGGTTTCCCACTAGAGCCTGGTGAGTCGATAACCTTACCTGTAAACAACTCCAATTTGTTATATGCCATTGGTGCAGCAGCAAACCAAAAGGTATTCTGGAGTGCTGTCTAATGAGTAGTTGGCACACCGCTAAACCAAGGATGATTCATTCTGTTGATACTAACGTAACAGTTACTGAGTTCTTTGGCAGTGCTGTAAACCTTGGGACTGGTGGCTCTTGTAGAGTAGACGCTCTTGAAGACAGTGAGAGAATAAGGTTAAGAATACAGATAACCTTTGGCACGAGTATGAGCATCGGTTCATTGCCTATTACGATACTTGCTTCAGACATGCCTGTAACTATCCCTGATTTTGGAGACCAAGTTGCACAACCTGGCAACTTCGGTGCGATGTCTACCTCTGGTGGCGGTAACGAGATGTGGGTGCCAGCACTTAATAATGTTTCTGGTCATGGTAACAGCATCTTATTTTTCAATTCGTATGGGGCGTCATTCACGAACTTTTTATTGGGTTCAGCAGTCACCCATCCACCTGTAGCTGGAAGTATACTATTTAGTACTATAGATATATATAAGAACATGATGGGGTAACAATGGATAATCAATCAATAATCAACTGCCTAGAAACACTAAGAGATAAAATGACACCTGAACAAATTGCTAAGTTAGAAGCACTCAAGGAATCGACCAAGCAAGCTGGTGAGGTTATTGACGAGAATATAAAATAAGGAATATGATACACTAAAAACATAAAGAGAAAAACTATGCCAAACAAAAGCTATATGAAACAAAAAAAAGGAAGCGACAACGGAGAGTTTACTTCTGTTGCCCAGATGTGGCAAGAACGCTACACCAAAGCTCAGACTAATCAAGAAAAATTATTTAAGCGATTTAGCGAGTGGTACGACATGCTTTACGCAGTCATAGACACCGCTACATTCGCCCCATGGAGAAGTAAGGTATACATACCAATAATGGCTACTAAGTGTTGGAATATGGTGGCTAAGTTTACCCAGCAAAAGCCAGGGTTTGAAGTAGATGTAAAAGATGATGGTCCTGATACGGAGGAACCAGCTTTAGACGCAACTGAGAGAGAAAAACTATCAGACAAGGTTGCTAAAAAACTAGAGAGCGATTGGGATAATCCTAGATTTGAAGAACCTATGCGAGATAAATTATTTAGTCCTCTTGTAGATGCTACTGTCACAGGAACGGGTATGGCTAAAGTGGTGTGGCGAACAAAGAAGCACGTTTCTAAATCTCACCCCCTAGACGAATATGATGAAGTAGATTACGAAAACGACGTAGTGACTACCGAATCTGTTAGTTATAACGACTTAGAGCCAGTAAATATTTTTAACGTATTTATCGCTCCAGCCGCTATTAGCTTACAATCTGCACCTTGGATAATTATTAGAGAGTTTAAGTCTTGGGCTGACTTGAAAGCCGTTAATGACGCATCAGACGCCCCTATATACAAGAACCTAGACTCTATTAAAGGAACAGGTGCCAAGAGCGATAAAGATGCTCGTTATAACCGTTCACGCAACAGACTGACTAATGAAGAAGACCCAATCAGTGCCGACCAAACAGTAGACCTTATTGAGCTATTTGAGTGCTACGAACGCTCTAGTAATAAGATTTGTACTTATGTAGCTACTTCTGCCGAACAAACAAAGAAAACACAGTGGATATTAATAAGAGAACAGACTAATCCTTACTGGCATGGTAGATACCCACTAGTAGACTTTCATATTCGCAAACGACCTTTCCAGTTCTGGGGTGAGGGTATATTTGAAACTACTCAAAGATTACAAGCAGCCGCTAATGACATTTTTAACCACTACCTAGACAACTGGAACCTATCAGTTGATGGTGGAATAATGATTGACGAAACCAGCCGAGTGAACGACTTTATGGTTGAACCAGGCTTTGAATTAGTCTACTCAGGCGAAAAACCAACTCAATTTAAGTTCCCAGAACCAAACCCTAACCAGCTAACTCTAGTGATGACTGAGATACAAAAAGCGTTAGAGGACTCTACAATCTCTAACTTCGCTACAGGAGCACCACACTCAGGACTAGACAAGACGCAAGGTACAGCTACAGGTATAATTCGACTCCAAGAAGCAGCTAACGACATAATTAGCTTCATGCGAGACAACTACCAACAGTCTATTAAAGAAATTACTCGTATGTGGTTATCCAATAACCGTCAGTTTATGACCGAGGAGTTTGAAACAATGAGCTTGCAGGGCAACGAAAAGACTCTTGAAAAACTGACACCAGTAGAGATGCAATTCCCAATGGAAGTCAAGGTTGATGACATAGACATGCAACCAGTCTCTAAGCAAGAAAAGAGAGCCAACTTCTTAGAGTACCAGAACAGTTTAATGGGATTGCAACAAAGTAGCTTACAACAGGCTCAGATAGACCCTAGCACCCCACCAGTAATCTTGGACTTCGCACAACTGGCACAAGAACTAGGACAATCGTTCAATGTTAAGAACTTTGAGAGATTTACGTTAGCAGCCAAAGCACCAGCTATGCCTGAGCAAGGTATGCCACCTGAAGGCGAAATGCCCCCAGAAGAAGGTGATTTGACAGAATTACCAGACGAAGGGCTACCAGCAGAAGATGAAGATTTAGACGCACAGATAGAACAAGCACTAATGGAACAAGGGATTGAATGAACGAAATCGAGCAAAAGAAAGAGCAACTACGCAGAGCTTCTGAACAAGGGGCTGACTTAGAAACCCTACTAGGACAACCAGGCTGGGAAACTTTTGTTGGTATTGTAACTTCTGCTCTTAAAGACACCAAAGACCAAGTATTCTCTAGTAGCCGTGTTAAGAATTGGAACGATTACCTATACTACAGAGCAAAATATGACGCCTATTCTAAGATGATGGCTATAGTAGATATGAAAATAGAGCGGGGCAAGAAAGCCAGTAAGGAGCTAAATGGGCTCAACAGTTGACAATACCAAGCAAAACGATAAGAATAATAGAGAGTACGTCTTTATACATCACCCAGAAGGCTCGTACCTTAAAATAGATAAGAGAGATTTTAAGCCCGAAAACAGCCCCAACCACGAACATCATTACAAACCAGACTTTGATGATGAAACAGAAGACTATTTAGCCTTTATGTGTGTAGTAGGCAACTGTAGTACAGGCAGATTAGTAAAGAAAGACGATAATCTCAAAGAGCTACTTAAAGGATTAGATAAGTAGTTGTTTGAGGCAATAGTCCTCTTAAAAAAGGAGATAAGCAAGATGGCTGACGAAAACCAGCAACCAACGCAAGATGATGGAGCTAACACTTCCGATAACAGTGTCACAGAGGAGCAGAAGACAGAAGAAATTCAGGCTCCTGCCGAGTCAAGCGAAGGTGCAAGTGAGGTTGATTCAGCCCAAGTTGAAATAGCAGAAACCCAAACCACCGCAGATGAGGAAGACTTCGACATTAACAAATGGTATCAAGACCGCTACCAACCAGGTAGTGTTATTGAACCCGATAAGCAAGGTACTGAGCCAGAAGCCAGTTTTGCAGACCGACTCTCCAGCTTAAATGCTGATGAGCAGGGGACTGTTTCACCTGAAGATGCCGCTAGAGTATTCGAGGAAGAATGGAATCGAAGAGAACAGCGTATTCTAAGCCAGGTGGACCAGAGAGTTCTTGGTTACGATAACGAAAAGCAAGAACTACAGGCAGTAGTAAATAGATATCCCCAGGTCAAAAGCAACCCAGCCCTGTTTGAACTAATTGCCGACAAACGGGACGCTTCAGCCATCAGAGGTGGCAACGGTAGTCTTTTAGAAGCAGCCGAGAAAGTTATGAGCCTTCAGAAAGAAACTCGTAGCGACGCCACACAAAAAGCTCAGAGGACACAGCAGATACAGGCTAGTGCCCACCTTGAAACATCTGGTGTAACGGGAGATTCAGGCGTACAACGCAAATCAGAACTCCGTGAACTAGCTGGCTCCCCTAACCAAGTTAAGGGTGCTGAGGCTCGAAGAGCATTACTCAAGAGCATGATGGAAGATGGACAAATCCAACTACCCCAGTAAGCTGTACAAAAACATACATTAAAAACCAAAAGAAAAGGAAACCAATCAAATGGCCGAATTTACATATAATGATAACGCTATTCGTGAGGACCTTGCAGACATAATTACCAACCTAAACCCAACTGATTACCAGTTGTACACAGGTCTTGGTAAGACTTCTGCTAAGTCTACACTCCACGAATGGCTAACAGATACTTACAAAACTGTAGGTACTAACGCACAAGTAGAAGGATTTACTCCAAGCTACGCCGCAAGGACTCGACCAGCAAGAGTTCGCAACCACACGCAGATTATTTCTGTAGACGTTGAAGTTACTGACACAGAACGTGCAGTAGACCAAGCTGGATTTGCTGATAGATACTCATACGAGCTTGACAAAGCTATGGTTGAGTGGAAGAACGACGCTGAATACGCTCTTATGCGTGGTGCAAGCGACGTTACTGGTACAGGTTCAGCAGCTCGTTACATGGTGGGAATCAAGGGTGCGATTACAACAGTCGTAACTAACCCATCAGGTGTTTCGCTAAGTGAAAACATGTTCAACGACTACCTAAACAACGTTTGGAACACTTCTAAAGAAGTAGTAGACGAAGTTTATGTCGGTGGACCACTAAAGCGACGTATTTCAGGCTTTACAGCAGGAAGTACAAAGAATGTAGACGCAGAGGACAAGCGATTGACAAACTCTGTAAATGTTTACGAATCAGACTTTGGTATCGTGAAAGTGTTCTTACACCGACACGTTAGCATCGCTGGTACAGATACTAACAACGATATGGTTGGTATCAAGAACGACCTATTTAAGGTCGCTCACCTAGAAGGACGAACTCCTAAGCACGTTCCACTTGCAAAAGTTGGTTCGACAACTAGGGGCATGGTCGAGGGTGAACTTACCCTTGAATACCGAAATCAACTCGGTGCCTTCAAAACTACTGGCTTGCTATAAGTCAGTTCCAATGGGGAGTGGCAATTCCGCCACTTCCCTACTAAGGAGACAAAAAATGGATTTAGCTTATATCAGAAAGAAAAACAAAGAAATGGTAGACGTAATAATGAACGAGCCTAAGCCTCACAAGCGGGCTAAAATGGCTACCGATTTGTGGTTAAAGCTAAACCCATGGGTAAAACTTCCGAACGGCAAGTACACGACTGCACGACTAGAGAATATGAACGTGCTTGAAGATGTTAAAGAAAAACGCAAGATGTGGGAGATGGCTAACCGAGGGAAAAATATTAAAGGTGACAGAGGCAAATGGGGGCAACAGATGGCTTATGAACTCCCTTCTGACTTATTAACGATAATCAACTTGTTTTGCCCTGACATGCTAAGTGGTAAGGGCGATGAACAAAAACAAAACTTTAGGAAAACCATGCGAGAGCTGAAACAATATCAAATACCAACGAGGGACGTATAATGGCTATAAATCAAACAGATGTATTAGAAGACCTATCCTTTTTACTTGGCGAAAGCACTGTACCGACAAGCGGTATAGATGACCGCAAGAGATTTATTCAACGAACTTTAAGAGAAGTGTGGACTAATTACCCTTGGGAGTTTGCCAAGACATCAGCCACTTTTGCCGTTTCGAGTGGTACTGGCTCGCTACCAACAAATGTTATGCAAGATACAGCTATGGAAATTAGACAGGTAGTATCTGGTGACGATAACGACTATATATATACTCAAGTGCCTTTTGATGAAAAAGACGAATACCATGCAGGGGATTACAAGTACTGGTTGACTGGTTATGAAGGGGCGTTAGTCCTAAACACCAAAGAAAGCAATGCTACCCTAGATATTCGCTACACCACTACACCACCCGTAGTAAACGCTTCACTAACCGCACCATTTCCAGACGCTATGCCTATAGCTCTAGGAGCTCTACGATACGTTAGAATAGGCGAAAACCCAGAAGCCGATATCTCTCAAGAAGAGTCTAACTTCCAAAGACGACTAGAAGAAGTTTGGGCAAATTACAATATGAATAAACCTAGAGGAGAACGTAAGACTTGGCAACGTAAAAGTGGACATTTCACAGGAATGATTTAATAATATGGCAAGAACACCGCTCGCACCAAGAAGAAGAGCTAGAAACGTACAGACTAAGAAAGTTATTAATCCTGGCAAGGGGCTAAACAACTTAGTATCAGATAACCTAGTAGACGATGCTGAAGCTTCAGACCTGCTTAATATCCAGTATGTTGAGGCTGGGGCGATTTCTAAGCGAAACGGTTATAGGCAGATAGGTACAACCCTTAGCAACAACCCTAGAGGGCTAGGGGTCTACACACCTACCTCTGGTACTCGTTACATGGTCACTATAGACGGAACTACCCTAAAATACATCTCTGCCCCTACAGGCACTTTCACGGCAGCTACAGGCTCTACTTTTACAGCCGACAGTACAGTTACGTTTACTCAAGCTAGAGGCACACTATATGTATGGAACGGAGTTGAGGGAGGCACTACTTTCGACGGTTCGGCTTGTGCAAGACCAGGAACAATGCCTAAAGCTTCATTTGGATTATTTTATAAGAGTTATCACTGGGTGTCGGGCGTAGCTGGTCAGGTAAACCGTTTATACATTTCAGTCGCTACAGATGCCTCAGATTTTACTAACGCCGCTACTACACTACACAACTCTACAGAAGTGCCAGGTGCTACAGTATTCGCTGGTACAGGTGCAGCGTTCGTGGATATTGATAAAGATGATGGAGACTCCATAACTGGGTTGGCTACATTCCAAGACAGTGTTATCGTGTTTAAACGTCGCTCAATCCACCAGATAACCCTAGATAGCTCTGGTACACCAACAGTGGTTTTAATTACACGCTCAATAGGTTGTGCCTCACACAGAAGCATAGAGAACGTAGAAAATGACGTGTTCTTCTTGAGCCGTCAAGGTTACTTCGTATTAGGTAACGAACCAAACTTCTTTAATGCAGTTAGGACTAACGAGGTTAGTGTCAGAATCCACCCAACGATAGACTTAATCAGTGAGGCTAACTTTAGTAAGGTGTCTTCAATCTTTTATAACAACCGTTACTACTCAGGTATTCCAGAGGGGGGAGCGAGTGCTAACAATGTCGTGCTAACCTACGACAGAAGATTCTTGGCTTGGGCGAGGAATGAGTTCGCTGCTGAATCATGGACAGTTTATACAGATAGTAACGAAGTAGAACACCTTTGTTTCACTAGTGCCAACTCAGCTAAGGTTTACGAGATAGACAACAACTATTCAGATGACGGTTCTGCTATAAGTTCATACTGGACTAGCAAGGCTTACGATTTAGGGGAGTTTGACCTACAAAAACGTTGGGTAGACGTAACTATGTTGTTTAGGCAAATCTCAGGCACAGTCACGATACAGGTGTTTACAGATAATGATACATTAGCAGCCAGTACAACCGTAGAGCCCTCACCTACAGGTGGAGACATGGGAACGATAACGCTAGGGCTAGAGTTACTGGGCGGTAACGCTGACGACCAAGTATCAACCACCAACAACACCACTAACATCCCTTACCGACTAAGAATATCTAAGAACAGCCGAACAGTTAAGTTGAAGGTATCGAATGGCATAAACAACGAGAACTTTGTACTACTAGGTATTAACTGGGCATTCTACCCATTCAGCCATTTCAAATTCGACTCAGCAAATAAACTGTTTTGACAAGGAGCCTATATGAGTATTAAGATTAAGATAAGCAAGATTACAAAAAAGATAAAAAACTTAACAAATAGAGGAAAATAAAATGTACGGCAAAACTACACCGTTTATAAATAGCATAACTTCTGGGCAAGCTAAACAACAAGATTTACAGAAAAGGGCCTACAGGAAACCACCAGCCCCTAGTGGTGCAGCTAGAAGCCTTAGTATTAGTGCCCCTACAGGTTGGGTGGCATCTGCTATTAGTGGCCCCTCTGGCGGTGGTAGTGGCGGCGGGCAACCCTGGGGCGGTGCAAGCTACGCTCCTAGTGGCGAAGGCGGAGGCGGGGCTGCACCAAGCCAAGAACAGCTAGACGCACAACGAGCAGGAGAATTAAGAAAAGTTATTGGGGCTAAAAGAAATAGACTGAACCAGTTATTTGATACTTTACTAGATGATGTAGACCGAGTTACTACTGCAAGACGAGGAGAGTTACAGAAATCCTACGACCAAGAACTTACTAACTCAAGAGAGGGCTTTACTCAGAAATCAGACGAATTAGTTAAAACATTTGCAGGGCGTGGACTTGCTGATAGTTCATACCGAATAGAGGGTGAAGCAAACGCCGCTACTCAATTCAAACGAGCATTAGATGAATTAGGAAGGCAGAACCAATCTGCATTAGGTGAACTAGGACAATCGGCAGCCGAGAAAAGAGCGGCTATTGGAGCTGACAGGTCGTCATTGGCTCAGATTAACCTAGACGAATTAAAAGACGATGTTTCAGGATTAACTCAGGCTCGCAACCAAATAACCAAGATGATTATTGAGGCACAGAGACAACGTTCTAGCTTAGACACACCTGGCGGTTACCGTGGTACTTTGAACAAAATATCCCCAGCTAAAGGACAAGCACAAGCTCTCAGAGCTCAACTAGACGCTTTAATACAATCTAATACACCACAAGTAGTAAAAGACGCTATAGCTAGTGGGTTAATAGGTAACTATGGTGGAGTCGATACAGATGTTTGGAATCAGTATTACCAAAACGCACAGCAACAAGCTCCTGCTCCACAGGCAACCCCAGCACCACAACCAGCAGTAGCATAAGGAGGATAGAGCCATAGGTTTCTTTGATAGCGTAAAACGCTTTGGACAAGGAGTATACAACCAAGTTCGCATGGGCGAAGGTAAGACTTTTAGTGATGCCTATAATACCCCTGAAGAAGAGCGTAGACGACGAGCGAGGGAAGCTGCTAAACAAGCCCCACAAACTCAGCGACCCCAAAATACTCAGTATGTTAATGGGTTAGTATCTGGTGGGGGCGTAAGAGCCCAAGAAGACCGTAGGCGTGAAGTAGCCAGAAACGCCGCTCGTCAACAGGTACAAAATCCTATTGGTGGTTTCCTATCTGGGGTACTAAGCAAAGGTAAAGATGTAGTTGACCTAGCTCAAAAAGGCGTAGAGTTTAACGTAGATTTATTAAAAAACCCTGAAAAGCTAGTAGATGCTGGTGAAACAGCTAGAAAAGCTATTATTAATGCCACCCCTCCAGCCCAACTTTATAATCGAATCAGAACAGACCAAAGGGTTCAAAAGAATAGGCAGGAAGTAGACCAAGCCGAACAACGCATAAATAGCCAGCTTAAAGAGCAAACAGGTGGGCAAGTAAGCGACCTAACCTCGGCAATAAAAACTCTATCCGCTAGACGTAGCGAACTAAGCCCCGAAGGAAAGAAGTCTTTATTAAGTTTACTAGATATAAATAGGCAACTAGCAGGGGCTAGGCAACAAACTGAAGAAGTAAACCTACAAAACGTAGACCCAGTAGGCATATTAGAAGATGCTTTATTCACTGGGGGGCAACCTGTAGCTGATATGGCTAGAGAGCTTAGTGCTAGAGGTGGGGCTAGAATTGTTAAAGAGTTGGAGGACAACAGACTAGCTAAAGCGATGGTGCCGTTCATAGGAGAGACATCAAAGGGTATAGATATTGCACAAGGAAGCAACCTTGGTAAGTTTGTATTTGGTAGGGGTAAAGTAGATAAAGCATCAGATGATATTAAAAGCTTCACTAAAGACATACCAATCCTTAGAGATATATTCAAATACGCTCCCCTAGCAACAGCAGGTGGTATCGCTATTAACCTACCTGGAATTGGTGGGACTAAGGCTGGTAAATTTGCAAAAGCATCTAAGGAATTATCTTTAGTAGATAATGTTGACGATGTTGTAAAAGTAATTGGTAAGTATGATGATTTGAATAAGTTGTTTGGTGAGGTGGACGACACCCTCAAACCAATACTACTAGAACGCCTAGCCAAAGAAACAAAACCTAAAGAGATACAAAAATCAATAAGAGGTTCACTAGAAGCAACAAAACGACTCCAACTAGAAGCCCCACAAGTAGGTAAGACAGACCCACTAGAATCCCTAAAGGGAGAGGCTAAAGACATCAAGACTAGAACTATCAAGACCGCAGACGGTAAGAATGAATATGTTGCTCAGTTAGGCAATAAAGTAACCGACAGAGTAGGCAGAGAAACAGGGTTCAAAGCCACCGCCACATCTCCAAACTTCAAGTCCGAAGGTGAAATGCAGAAATGGATTAGCCAGAACATAGATAACCAATCCACAGCCCCTAAGACAAAGGGAGTAGCCCCTCAACCTACTAAGACAGACCCCCTAGACTCCCTAAAAGCAGAGGCTAGGAAGTATAAGAGTGCTGCAGACTACCAGTACACTACAGGCGACCCAAAGATTGACGCACAAATCAAACAAGTAGCTGAAATGTCACCCGATGAGTATCTGAAGCAAGCGTTTGAAGCTACAGACGGGAAACTAGGTGGGTCTTACGACTCGTGGCTTAAATCCAATGCTCAAGATGCTATGGTGGCTAAGAGATACGCTGAAGCTATGCAGAATGGCGACAAGTTCCCAATTGCTTACATAGATAAGGCTATGGGTTCACAAGATGGTCGCAACCGAGCATTGGCAGCAAAGCTAGCTGGGCGTGACAAAATGCCCGTTGGTATAATCCCCGAAATGACTACAGCAGAGAAAATAGCATTTGCCGAAGCACAGATAAAAAAATATCCCGAAAAGAGTTACTTAGGTAATAAGTATCGTCGTGAACTTACCAACCTCTACAACCAAGCCACCCAACCCCCTAAGGGTGTGGACAATACTCTTGATGAACTACAAAACCTCCAACCAGAAGAAATAGCCAAAATAGATGATTTAGCTAAACAAGCTGGATTTAAGGGGTTAGATGATGTGGCTCAATCCCTAAAACCTAAAGCTGTTAGTGATATAAGTGAGGCAACCCCACCCAAGACTCCTGTAGACGTTGTGAGCGACGTTAAGAATGAAGTTACTCTTGCACCTAGAACCACAGACCAAGCTGTTAGAGAGATTGCTGGAGCGTTAGGCAGGGACATTGGTGAGGTAGATGAAAGCCTAGGCACATCTGCAAAAGCTATAAGTGCTGTAACGGGTGGCAAGTTTACCAACACCAGAAAACTAAACCCATTTAGACTACTCTCGGATTATCTAGGTGGGGGAGTGGCAAAACAGGGCGAAAAAGCTATAACAGGTAAAGGCTCTAAGACGTTAAGGGGTATCGAGGGCTTTTTTGGTGGTGCTGGGCGAACTGCTAACGTTAAACAGATACCTAGACAGTTTGAGGGACGACTTGCTAACATTGGTGACCTAGTAGGCAAAGCCAACAAAGAGTCCAACCGTATACTTGATAGCATTAAAGACGCTAGAAAACAGTTAGACCTTGTAATGCGAGATAAAGCATACATAAAAAGAGTGTATGGCGATGGTGCGGAAAAACTATCTCCTGACAACTTGCCTCCTAAGCTGAAGAAAGTCTACGAACAATACACGGACGCTAACAAGGTGGTAAACGACATCAACTTGCAGACTAAAGTCATAGACAAAGCTCAGTGGCTTGGTGGCACCAAAGGTCAACATATTGCTCGTAAGTTTGATATACCTAAAGGCGAAAAAGAAGTTATTAGGGACCACGTTAGAGCTTTATTTGACCAAACAGCAGGGGTTAAACGTAAGGATATATCTAAGTTTGAGGACGAGTTAATCGCACTCCTCGATAAAGACCCAATTAAAGCCATAGAGTTTAGAACTGAAATGGCACTAAGAAACCTTGCATTCACTGAAGCACTTGATGGGTTCAAAGCTAACGACTTTATTAAGAATGTCGCACCGAACAAAGGCTTTATACAGATGACTGGTAAGAGGTGGGGCAAATATGATGGCAAGTTTATAGAGCGTGGAGCGTATGAGCAGCTATCAGGCAATAGACAATTCTTGAGTGATATGTCTACCTCATTTAATAACTTACTTGAAACCTACCAAAGAAGTGGCATCGGACAGTTAGACCGAATCCAAAAAGCCTTCAAAACTACCTTAAATGCTGGTACTAGCGTAGGTAACTTATTGTCTAACCCGTTCTTATTCAACCTAGGTGCTGGTACTAACCCAGTTACTCAGCTATACGATATGGCGGGGGCGTTCAAACAAATGCGTAAGGGTATGTCTGAGGGTAATGTATATCTAGCCAGAGAATTAGGAGTTATTGGTGGAGACACTGGGCGGATATTAACTGGTTCATCTAATAAGGCAGCTTCAGCATTAGGTGACGCTACGATTGGTATACCGAGAAAAGTATTAAATAAAGCAGGACAGATTTATGGCGGTATAGATGATGTGGCCAAGCTAGGATTATTTAACCGACTTGTAAAAAAAGGCGTAGACCCTCAAGAAGCCGCCCAAGAAGTTGCTAGATTTACCCAAGATTACAACCAGGTTGGTAGAACTGTTCAGCTAATAGCTGATATGCCTGTTGTTGGTAAACCTTTCGCTCGATTCTCACCAGAGTTAGTTAGGATTATCAAGAACAATGTTACGAGAGCACCACACAGAATAATTGCTGGGGTGGCTGGACTTGCATACTTAAATAACCGACTTTCTAAAGACGCCAACGAAACAGACGAAGAGCGTCGCACTAGAGAAGATGCGGTAGGACAGACTATGATTCCTGGCACAGCTTGGATAAACAAACAAATGGGTGGTCCTGAAAGAGATGTATCTTTGAACATACCTATAAATGATAGTGCCGTTAATATTGCTCGTATGGTGGGGCTAAACTTCCCTATTGAGCCAGGCATAGACCCAAGCAGAGCGTTACTAGAACAACTTATACCAGTAGAAATACCAATTAGAAAAAACGCCATAGGAGAGACAGTCTTTGACCCCACTAAAATAGTTACCTCAATGACCTTTAGACCAATCATCGAACAAGTATTTGACCAAAACTTCATGGACAAGAAAATATCTGACCCAACTAACGTAACCTACGATTCTCAGGGTAACGTTATGAAAAACACCCCGCCATCCACTAAAGACCAACTAATAAATAGAGGGTTAGCATTTGGAGCGTCGGTACTGCCTATGGGGTATGAGGCGACTTCTATTGGCTCAAGTATTGCTGGACGACCAGGACCAACAGGCAAAAACCGTAGTGTGATTGACTCAGTGTTGAGAAGTTTTGGGCTAAAGGCTGAAAAGAACGACTCTGAAGCAAGAGCTAAACGCACCGATACCGCTAACTTCTTTGAAGTAACCAAACCCGCTCAAGACAAGTTCTTACAAGAGAACAAAGACCTAGAGAGCCTATACTTCCAAGTTTATCCAAAAACCAAAGACCGAAACACTGGCAAGAAAATTAGCGACCAGATAAGCCCTGAAAAGTGGGCAAAGGTTAGTGCTGAGAAGTCGGGTAGGTTGTTTGAGTTTATGAAAAGTCAAGCAGTTGAGGCTAATAAGCGAGATAAAACCCAACCAATAGACCCTATCTACAAGCTCAAGAAGGACCAAGCAAGAGAAGTGTTGCGACTACGGGCTAGGCCTACTGGTGATGATGTAGAGCGTGAGCAGATACTACGAGCAAATACGGACTGGTATCCTAAATTAGAACAAAACGAGCGAGCTTACTACAAAGATTTAAGCAAATACTTTGATAAGTTGAAAAAAGAAGGGGTAGACATCGACTCCTCACTTAATGACCGAGTGAAGAAGTATAACAACGTCAAATACCCTGAACAACCAAAACTACTTAAAGACTACTACAAAATAAAGAGTAAAGACCAAGCCAAAGCATACTTAAAACAATTTGATAAGGATTGGGTGAGTAGCCAGTTCGATAAAGATTCAGCTAATAGGCTGGAGTATGTGAATGCTAAGAGGGCTATAGAGGGAGCTCCACCTATCTCTAAAAAAGTTTGGGATAATGTAACCTTTGGCTATGAAGACGATGAGGATAAGGTTGCTACAAAACTTTACTTCAAGGGTAAAGGCAAAGGCTATGGCTATGGTTCGGGTAGTGGTTCAGGTGGTAAGGGTGGAAAATCAGGCAAAACTGCT